AAGCCGCTTCGTGATGGTGTCTATGAACTGCGTATTAATATTGGTCCTGGTTACCGCGTTTATTATGCCCAATCTGGAAAGACCGTATTATTGTTATTATGCGGTGGTAGCAAAAAAACACAAGACACTGATATCACTCGCGCATGTGCCTGCTGGCGAGATTGGCAAAACCGTGAAGATTAAAGGAGTGCAAGAATGAAAGACCGTAACCATGATGATGCAATGGCAGAAATATTTCGTGATGACCCTGAGCTGGCAGCAGCTACTCTTGATGCTATTTTAGCAGATGGTGACCAGGGGGAATTGCTTGTAACACTTCGTCAAATGGCAAAAGCTTATGGTGGTGTTCAAGCTGTCGCTAAAGCAGCTAACTTAAATCCAACACAACTTTACCGGACACTTTCAGAAAAGGGTAATCCAGAGCTTCGTAGTTTAAATGTTTTGCTGCGTACTATGGGATTTCGCTTGGCTATACAACCTCTTGAACGACCTGTTCCACACACTTGATATCGGTGTTGAGTGTATTAAACATTTTCTAGCTGTAAACAACAGTGTTTTCCGGCAAATCATGAAACCTATTCTATATCTTCTTTATCCATATGGATGACGCCGTCTCCTTCATTACATGCATCGGGTGGGGCGTTTGGGTCAAGGGTATCATCTTTGTCTGGTTTTGTGTTGGCGACGTTTTTAGCGGCATCTTCTTGGGCTTTATCAAAAAGTTCGCAGTCTATTTTTGTGGTATAGCCACCCGTCTTATCAAGCTTGTGTTTGACGCTTTTGATGCGCCATTCTGCTGGAATATAGGGGCGGAAAGGGGGCTCTTGAACCAGTTTTGCCTCTGCTTGCACAAAGGGGTTCCCACCGATATCACATGAGAAAGAAGATTTCCCACGTGATGATTTATTGCGATAAGTCGCAATGGCCGCAACAGCTTCGGATTGATTATGGTAAGTATATTTGAGTTCATGAAAAGGTTCTTGACCAACCTTGACTTCCTTTTTTTCACCACTGCGGATATCGTGATAGGTGGCAAGTACACCGCCTTTTTTCTCTTGTTCTTTTTCTTCGGGTGTTTCTGCTGCTGTCTCTGCTTTAGGCAAAGTGGGGGCGTCACTTTCATCCATATGAATAACATCTTCGCCTTCATCAATTTCTTCTGGTTCTCGCGCATTGGCGGCGGCTTTTTGATCATCTCCCGCATCTGTCTTTAAGCCATTGGCGCTCCCTGCTTCATCGCGTGCGCTGTATTTAAAATCCCAAGAGGTGCAGTGTTTTTCATGAATGACAACAACGGGCAGTGTTTCACCGGTAATGGCTTTGCCTTCCCCCCGTTTGGCAAGCACCAATTGGCCATCAACGGGTTTTGCGACGGCATCATATTCTTCTGCAAGGCGCGTGGCAAAAGCCATATCACTTTCTGCTGTTTGATCAATGTGACGCACAACAATTTTGGCAAGAGCAGGGTCGACTTTTGCTGTATAGCCATTGCGCTGTGCTATCTCTTGAATGATATTGCCAAGGGTTTGCTGGTGATAAGATTGGCTTTTCGGGGTTCTATAAGATGTGTTCATAGAAGCTGCGCGCCCTGTAACACTTAAGGTTTGTGGTGGGCTGCTGACAGAGATTTCATCAATCAGATAGGTGCCCATATCGCGGTTTTTACCCCCTTCATAGCCAAGAGTGATAGAAAGGATTGTTCCAATGAGAGGGATATCAAGAAAGCCATTATCACACTCACGGGCGCGGTCATCAAGCTCGATAGTAATACGGTCGCTTTTATCTTCTGCTTCATCGGTAATTTCAATCGATAAAACATAGTCCATCAGCACGCGTGTAATGTCTTCTCCATTTGCCATTACGGTACAAAAAGGTTTCATTGTTTGCTGCCCCAAAGTCTGATAACGGGTGTGGCTTTAGGATAGGGGAGGGTTGGCAAGAGGATTGTGATGCCTGCTTTTAAGATGGGTCCATAGTCTGCAAGACCAAAATTAGCTGCATAGACGCGTTCAACAGCAAGAGCTTGTTGTCTTTTGGCATAATATTTCCAGCAAATAGCATCAACCATATCGCCTTCTTTGGTGACGTAAAGATCACTCATAGCTCTTCCCCATATTCTCTCAAATTGACGGTAAATTCTTGTTTTTTAGGCGCGCCATTTTGATGAAAGAAGCTTTGCTTTTCTTTTACAGAAAGGATAACAAATTTGCCTAAAATCTTGCCTTGCCCTGTCACGAGGATATGAGGTCCCTCATGTGCCATTTGTCGTAAATATTCCAGTTGTCTATAACCGCCTTTAAAGTCTGGATAAACCACACCTGTTAGGGAAAATTCCGCATTGGCAACAGCTGGTAATTGAAGAGCAGCCTTGCGTCCCAATCGCCCTTGCTCCACCCATGGAATGTCATAGGTCATATCGAGGGCTTGATAAGCTGCTGTTTCAATGGAAAAGATAAAATACCCTAAAGCTAACATCATGATGATTAATCCGAAAGGCTAGAGGCGATAGCCAAACGCTGTTGTTTGGCATAGTGTTCAAGAGCTTGATTGACGGCGGCACGGATTTCGTCCTTTAAACCATTGGGAACAGAAATATTTAAATTTGAAATCATCACGCGGGCATCTACTTCCACCGGCTTATGAACAGTAATGGGCTCTGAAACTTTGAAAGAGTCAACCTTTACATTTGACGCCTGCATTTGTCCTGTTTCGACTCTAGTGGTGTTAAAACCACTTTTGCCTTTTCCAGATGGAGCATTGGGAACAATGGCTGCATCAACCATTCTTTTTGCTCGTGCATTAGTTTCATCGGTAAGGGTTTTAATGGTTTGGGTTGAAGTTTTATTGATTGTAGCACTAAATCCTAACTTTTCTTGCATCCAGTTTGGCATCCAACTGGTTAATTTATTGATCTGGATCCCGAACCAATCGGATAGAGCATTCCATTTGTTTTTGATGCCTTCAAAAAGTCCGTTAATCAGATTGGCTCCTGCTGCCATTAAATCGACACCAAGCAACCATTTAATGAGTTCATTAATTTCTTTCGCTATCCAATAGAGCGGCGAAAAGGTTTTAAAGAGCGTAAAGAGGTTGTTGAAAATGTTACTGCATAAGCCAGCCAAAGAACTCAACAAATTGCGTAAGAAATTGATCACCGTATCCCAATTTTTGTAGAGCAGATATCCAGCACCTATAAGGGCTGCAATGCCAGCCATTATCCAACCTATGGGGGTTGTCATGATGGCAACACCAAGCGATATAAAAGCAGAACCAACGGCGATTATTGCCGAAATGAGTGAACCTACAAGAGTTAAAGCAAGACTGGCAACAGCAGAAGCAGCTGAGGCGAGTGCTGAAAGGAATGATCTTCCAAGAGTTGCGGCAAATCTGATAAAAGCTTTATCTGCTGCGATTATTTGTGAGAGTAGGGATTTTCCAAGATTTGCAGCAAGACCAGCAATTTTAGAACCAACTGAAGTTAAGGCTGAAAACACTGGTCCTGAAAGAGCAACAGAAAGCCTGATAAAAACTGCGCTAACCACGGCTAGTGATGTAAGTAACCAACCATTGATTTTATCCCAGTTTTTGTAAAGCAAATATCCAGCAGCAACAAGAGTTGTGATACCACCCAGTATCCAACCGATAGGGGTGGTCATGATTGTGATACCAAGGGTAACAAAAGCTGCTCCCACGGCTGCTAAAGCTGCAATGAGTGGACCAAAAATAAAGGAACCAAGAGCGACAAGCCCCACTTTAAAAAGGGTGATTTCACCAATTAAGGGCTCTAACCATTGGAACCAGCCTTTAATCCTCTCTGTGAGATCACTGATACCCTTTCTTAAATCAGAGGTAGGATCAAGCAAATCTTTGAAAGTTTGTTTTAAGGTTTTTGCCCAGCTCGCAACAGTTGTTTGAATAAGATCACGGTTTTCATCAATCAACTTTGAAAAACCATCAATTAAATCATTGATTACGGGCATAAAACGCGCACCAATAAAGCTTGCGATACCGCCTATTTTTTTCTTAAAGGCACCAAGCTTGTCGCTTAAATCTGCTGCATAGCGCGCAACATCGGCACCTATCAGCCATTTTCCTTTCCTCGCTTTTGCAAAGAGTTCTTTAATGGGTGCCATACCTTGTGAAAGCATGGCAGCCATTTCTTTACCATCTCCACCAAACAACAGTGCAGCAATACGCTGCCTTTGTGCTTGATTTTTCATCTTACTCATTTTTTCGGTAATTTCTTCCAACAAAACGGAGTTTGATTTGAGTTTACCAGAAGCATTTTTGACAGAAATGCCAAGCGCTTCAAATCCCATAATGCCTCTTTGTTGTCCGGCATATGCTTGCGCCGAACGCCTATTTAAGGTTGCCAAGGATTGTTGAAAGAGTTCGGCAGAATATCCCGAATTATCGGCTGCATCACCCCATAATTGAAGGGCTGTTACACTCATTCCTAAATGGCGTGAGGCATGGTGAAGACTATCGCCCATATGCATGGTTTTCATAGTAACGGCGGTCAAACTTGCCACAAGACCACCACCAGCAAGCCCTAGGACACCGGTAAAGACTGAAGCACGACTTGCTGCTGTAGCAAGAGCACTTTGAACACCATGAAGGCCTTTTGTCATGTTTTTGACAGCAGTAGAAAAGCGCGGAATACGCAATCTATGGGATAATGTTTTTGAAAGTTTATTGAATTTCTCTTGCACCCGTTTTAAAGGCGCGGTGAGTTCGTCTTCAAGAGACAACTTGACCTTTGCATCAGCAACTTTTTTACTCATTTTGTTTTATACCTTTCTGCTGCTTGTTTTTGCCAAAAAAGCAATTCCTGCGGTTCCATTTCCATCATCTCTGAAAGAGGCCAATGAAACACAATGGCAATATCGGCAATCAGTTTAGTGGCGGTTTCCCAGTCGAGATTTCCCGCCGTTTGGTAAAAGATTCCAAGATCTTTCCAATACTATTCATATCAGCGCTATCAATTTCGCTAATAGCGTCATACGGCCATCCAGAAAGGCGTGCAACCATCATTGTCGTCTGATCAGTACCTTCATTTTTCTCGATGGCTTTTATATCTTTTATTTTGATGCGCCGTAAGGTAATTTCGGTGTGTTCTTTTCCTTCAAATGTAATAGGTTCAAGTAATTTATATGTAACAGTTTTTTGTATAGCCATTTTTTATAATCCTATGTTTTCTCTGTGGTCTGCGAGTTGATTGACGCCATTGAATTTTCTCACCATGTTGAGGGCATCTATCTCAACGATTTCAACGTCCTTTTGGACATATTTGAAATATTGCAATGTGAATGTTGCTGTAGAAGTTGCTTTGCCTCCCGGTTGCCATTCTGCCATTTCAAAGCCTTTGCAAAGTCCTCTCATGGTAATGATAACCCCTTCTGCCGGCGTCCCTTGGGCTTGCATTGAACTGCGCAGTGAGATGTCGACATCTGTGCGTCCCAACAATGCCATTAATTCTGGAGAGCAATCAGAAATGGTCATGGTAAGCGTGAGTGTTTCAAGACCAAGATCAACTTCAATGGCACTATCCATGCCGCCGCCGCGGTAACTTTCAACGACCAAATTCAAGTTTGGGAGGGTGACACTTTCACACTTTGCTTGATAGGGAATACCGTCGACAAAAATGTTAAAATATTTCAAGACTCTTGGTAAAACGGGTACGGTCATTAAAAAATCTCCTCTAGATAATTATTGATGATTTGTGAACGGAAAGTGATGTGTTCTGCGGGTGTTGTGGGCGTGAATTCCACATTGAAAGAGACTCTGCCATCTTCAATAGCGCTTGCTGTGTTAAGCTCTGGGTCAGGTGTGCAGCGCCCACCAAGAATGGCGCCTTGTGCTTTTAAATCACGCAAATAAGCATTGACGCTTTCACTCACATCATTCAGGTAGGTCTTTTTGATATTGCGATCGACCGCCCACAGATGTCCGCGCAAAATAGCATCATTAATCATATCTGCAGTGCGTACCACCGATAAAAAGGCAAATTTTGTATCGCTTGAAAGCGTGCGATTACCCCAGAGACGATAACCGTTTTCACGGATGATGGTTGTGATATTTTGTTCGTTGAGAAGATTAGCGCGGCTTGCACGATCACCAATAGAAAAATCAATTGGGCGTGCTATGCCAACAATTCCATTGATCACTTTATTGGAAGGGGAATGCCAAAAGCCATTGGTAAAATCATTTTTGGCAATGACCCCAGCAACCGCTGCACTTGCTGGCTCTTCTAAGATCTTGCCATTGCGATTAACTTTGACAAATGGATCAATGAGAAGGGCGCGTTTTGAATCAAAATCCTTTGCTGCGCTAAGGGCCGCTTCATCTGTTGTGTTTGGTGCATCAATCACCACAATAGCGCGCAAACGTTCTGCAATGCCAATCAGTTCTGCCGCAACGGGGTTCGAGGTTGTACTGATCTGAGTTTTGGCACTATCACTCGTTCCATCAGTGGTTACACTGGAAGGGCGTTGATGGGTAAAGCCTGGCGCAATGAGAATACGTGGTGTTTGTCCCACAACAGATTGCGCTCCAATGAAAGCATGAACACCTTCATAGGCGCCATGTTCGTTCACACCACCCAGAATATTGCTGAGTGTTGCATTTTCATTGTCACCTTCTTTTACACGGATAACAACAACAATTGCTCCCACTTGCTTGAAAATAAGATCAAGAGCATTGGGTAAAGTACCACGTCGTTTGCCTGTTTTATCTAGTTTTGCAGCTTGTGAAAGAGAGCCTGCGACCAAAACGGGTGTGTTAAGAGGAAAGGCTTGTTCATCCGAATCGGGTGCTGTGCCGATAATTCCGATAACGCCAGACTGAACTGCACGAAGAGGGCGTGTGCCGTCATCAATCTCGACGATTTCAACACCGTGTAGAAAACCTGTTGCCATTTTATGCTCCTTTAAAATAGTGGCGAATGAAATGAATATGAAAAATGAGGAATGAAGAGCTGTGTTTTTCAATGCTCGGCATTCAAAAATGAAATAAAAAATATCAAAAGTATCTTGACATTATTTCTGTAATCTGTATTTTCGAATCAGGTGCCTGAAAAACGCCTTATAATACCAAGCGGATTGGTTGCCGAAATAACTAATCTTCTGAACATTAAAGATTTTGACTCATTATGTGCGGTAGCATATAACGGTCTTGTCGGGTGTGGTTACGCTATACAATACCTTTATAGGAAAGGTGTAACGACGGACTTGGTACCGTGTTTTTCAGCACCCGGCGCTCTTTTTAGAGTGTCAATGAAAAACCTCTATTACCAAGGAGTTCATAATGAACACTCTTATAGAAATTACAGAACAAGTCATTGATGGCGATACTGTCCAAACAGTAAGCGCACGTAACTTGCATACATTTTTAGAAGTTAAAACCAGTTTTAAAGATTGGATTATTCGTCGTATTAAAGAATGTAAATTTAAAGAAGGTTATAACTTTTGCTCTTTTTTGAGCGAAAGTTCAGGAGGTCGTCCTTCTAAAGAATACTACCTCACATTAGATATGGCTAAGCACCTTTCGATGATCGAGCGTAATGATAAGGGGCATGAAGCGCGTCAATACTTTATCAAGTGTGAACGGCTTTTGAAAAAGGTAGCAACACCGCAAATAAATCTTGCTAATGCTTTGGAAAATCCGCTTACGATTAAACAGCTGCTTTTAGAGAGTATCAATCAATTAGAAGACTTAAGAAATGAAGTGAGTACACTCAAGCCGAAAGCAGAGGCTTTGGAAGGTTTAAAACGCTCTGATGGTTTGTTCGGTCTTATTGAAGCTGCAAAGATGTTAGAGATACGACCAAAAGAGTTGACCGATTACTTACGTAAAAACGATTGGGTTTATCGACGTGCTCCAGGGGCTCCTCTGTTGCCTTATCAAGATAAAATCAAGAAAGGCTTTATGGACTGCCGTGCGATTACCATTCAAAGACCAGATGGGACAGAAAAGGTCCTGCCTTCAACGAAAATCACCTCCAGAGGATTGGCATGTTTAAGAGAACAAATCCATGGAGGTGTGCAATGAATACCAGTATCGACTTTTTATGCGATTTGTGGATGGCATTGTATCAATTTTCTGATCGTGATGATATTGAAGACAAGGCTTTTAATACGCTCATTGAGACCATGGATGCGATAGAAAAAGCTTTAATATTAAAGCTTCAAGATGAACCCCCAAATGCACTCAAAATTTTGGCAATGATTACAAATTTTGGAACTTTAAGACCACCTCCGATTATAGAGTCTTTGTTGAAAACTTACGAGCCGAGTTTGGAAAGCTCTGTCACGAAAGCTGCTTAATTAGAAAAACATAACCTCTCTCTTCCCTGCTTCTAAGTGGGGAAGAGTTGAGTAGATTTCCCTTAAAGAAGCTTATTCCAATTACAAAAGTGTGTTTTTTCTCCAGCGTGTTGTAAAACATCTTTACATAATACATATTATACGTACAATACGTATTATCTATTAAAGGGCTGTACTGATGAAAAAATATAGTTTTACAGATGTAAACCGCGGGGCAGGCGATATTTTAGACGAAGCGATGTCAACGCCTGTTGCTTTAACGAAGCGAGGGCGTGAAAGGATTATTATGCTTCCCGTTGATT